CGAACGGCAGAAGATCGCAAATCTGTGGGTTGGTTTCATCACGCGCGAGTTGCCGCGTGATGCGGGCGGCATGGATATGGACGCGATCACGGGCTTGGAGCGCGTGGTCGACTCCGAAGGCAACGGCCTGGTGCCGCTGCGACCGGGGTTGATTCAGGAACTCGAAGACGGGCAGAAGTTCGATTTCGCCAATCCGCCCGAGGCCGGCACCACTTACAGCGACTATCTGCGGACGAACCACCTTGGCACGTCGGCGGGCACCGGTCTGCCATACGAGGTGTTCTCCGGTGACATCCGCCAGATCAGCGACCGCACTCTGCGGGTGATCATCAACGAATACCGTCGCTTTGCGGAACAGCGGCAGTGGCAGATCCTCATTCCGCAGTTTTGCCAGCGCGCGATCGAGTGGTTTGCTGAAGCTGCCGTCATGCAAGGTGCGATCTCGCCGGACGAGTTCGACGACGTGCGCCGTGTTGAGCATCAGCCGCATGGCTGGGCCTACATCCATCCGGTGCAAGACCCGCAAGGCAAGTTGCTTGAGATCGAGGGCGGCATCCGCAGCCGGTCGAGCGCGATTGGCGAGAAGGGCGACGACCCCGACTTGGTGGATCAAGAGCGCGCCGACGACGACGCACGCGAGAAGCGTCTGAAGATCGGGCCGTATAGCGAGGCCGCCGTGCAGGAGCGTCAGCCTGCTACGACGGGCGACGAAGACGGTATCGACAACGAGGAATACACAGCACCGCCGAACGCAAGGATTCGGCGTGCCATTGCGAGGTACGGAAGCCGTGAAGTCTGAACAACTGGACGCGGCAGCAAGTGCCGGAATGAAGACATCGGTCGCAGGGGCTGCCGTCGCAGGCGGTGCGTGGGCGTTCTCACTCAACGAAGTGGTGGCTGTCGTGGGTCTGCTGGCCGCCGTCTGCGGGTTCTTCGTGTCTTGGTACTACAAGCACAAGCAGGATCAGCGGCTGCAGGCGATTCACGATCTTCGCGTCGCGCGTTTGAAGCGCGGCGGCAGCGACCATGCGGAGTTGGACGAGACTCCGATGGATGACTGACCGGTGAGCAAGGCCCGAGTCGCTGTCGCGGTGCTGTCGCTTTCCGCGGCGGCATTCGTCGCTCGTGTCGCGCATGAGGGATACACCGACGGTGCGGTCATACCGACCAAAGGGGATGTCCCGACCGTCGGTTTCGGTTCCACAATCAAGGAAGACGGCAGCCGCGTACAGATGGGCGATCGGACCGATCCCGTCTCAGCTATGCGCCGGGCGCTGGTGCACTTCCAGCGTGATGAAGCCAGGATCAAGGAGTGTATCGGCCGCGAGGTCGAACTGCACCAGGTCGAGTTCGATGTCTACTCCGAACTGGCCTACAACATCGGCACGCGAAACTTCTGCGTGAACCCGAGTACCGGCGGGCCGGGTGCCATCCCGAGAAAACTCCACGCCGGAGATTACCGGGGCGCCTGCGATGCAATCTTGCTGTATCGATATGCCGCAGGGTATGACTGCTCGACGCTGATTAACGGAACACCGAATCGCCGGTGTTATGGCGTTTGGAAAGACCGCCTGCGTCTCCACCAGGCTTGCCTATCCGTTCAATAGCCTCCGAAATTGGGCCGCAGCAATATTGCTGAATAGCGTGCTCAGAATGCGCATCGTCAAATAAGGACGTTGCGCAATGCGACCCTGCTTCACCTTCACTGCAAAGGCCGGCGACAAGCCTGCACTCCTGGCGATCGAAGACGAGATCGGCTTTTGGGGTGTGCAGGCCAAGGACTTCCGCGCCGCCCTCGATGCGGTGGAAGGGGATTCGCTGGTCGTCGAGATCAACTCTCCGGGCGGGGATGTCTTCGCTGGACTGGGCATGTTCAACATGCTGCGCACGTGGGCCGGCGAAGGCAAGACGCTCACCACGCGGGTCAACGGTGTCGCAGCTTCGATTGCCTCGGTGATCATGCTGGCGGGCGATCGGCGCGAGATGCCGCGCAACGCTTTCGCCATGACGCACTCGGCTTCGACTTTTGCCTGGGGCACGGCCGAAGACATGCGTGACGCGGCAACGACTCTCGACAAGATCGACGGCTCGATCCGCGGCATCTACATGGACCGGATGGGCGTGGACGAAGCCAAGGCCAAGGAGATCATGGCCAAGGACACGTGGCTCACGGCCGACGAGTGCAAGGAACTGGGCTTCGTCACCGAAATCACCGATGCGGTCGAGGCGACGGCGAAGTTCGACGCCTCCAAGCTGGATCTGCCGACGGGGGCTACGCTGTTCAAAGCCAAGGCTGCCGACCCCGCGCCGCCGAAAGTCGAGCCGCCGGCTTCCGAGCCCGAGGGTGTCGCGCTGGTCGATGCCATCGTGGCCAAGGCCAAGGCGGCGGGCATCGAGGCCCACGCGCCGGTGATCGCCCTGTCGGCCAGCACGATGGCCGAGGCCGAGGCGCGCATCAACACGGCACGCGACATCGTGGCCCTGTGCAACCTGGTCAACCGACCCGACGACGCGGGCCCCGCCATCGTGGCCAACAAGTCGGTGGCCGACTTCCGCGCGGCGCTGGCCAAGACCATCGCCGATGCGCAGCCGGAGATCGACAACTCGAATCCGGGCACCACAAAGCCGGCTGCGGCTGCAAGCGGTGCTCCCATCGACGCCCACGCGACGTGGGAGCGACGCAACCAGGCCAAGAAGTCGAAAGGACGCTGACCCATGGCAACCGAACTCCACTTTTCCCCGCCCCTGGCCGACTTCGTTCTGAGCGAAGCCAGCGGCATGCGCAGCCGCTCGAAGGCGACGGTCACGCAGTCCGGTGCCGCCATCAAGTCGGGCACCGTGCTGACGCGCCAGGACGGCGGGGCCGGGACGTTCGCGCTCGACGCGGGAGTGACCGGCAACCCCACGTGCGGCACGATCACCGTCGGCTCGGCGGCCAAGGCCGGCGTCTACCGGATCATCTTCACGGCCGCCACCAAGTACGAGGTCGAAGACCCGGACGGCGTGACGGTCGGCGTCGGTGCCACGGGCTCCGCGTTCTCCGGCGGCGGACTGGGCTTCACGATCACTGCAGGCGGCACGCCTGCAGTGGACGGGACCACGGCCAAGATCACCATCGCGCAGGGTGCGGGCAAGTACATCCCCTACACCGCCAACGGCGCCGCAGGGCCCGCCGAGGCGATCCTGTACTCGGACCTGAAGGCGGCCACCGGCGACATCTCGGCCGTCGTCTTCGACGCCGACTGCGAGGTCCGGCGCGGCGCGCTCACCGGCCTGGATGCCGCGGCCGAAGCCGACCTGAAGCGGGTCGGTATCAAGGTGCGCGGCACCTCGGGCCTGCCGCACGTTTCCACTCCGGCTCTCTGAGCCCAGGCACCACGAGACTCAGGAGCACAGAAGCAAAATGGCAACCCTCGACATCTTCAACGACGATGCGTTCCGCGTCAGCCAACTGTCGCAGACCATCACGGACATCCCCGACGTGCCCACGCAACTGGGCGACGAGGGCCTGTTCACCGAGTACGGCATCAACACGCCGACCATGATGATCGAGCGTCGCGGCAAGTCGCTGTCGCTGGTGCCGACGGCACCGCGTGGCGCTCCCGGCGAGCCGGTGGCCCTGACCGGTCGCAAGCTCATCCCGGTGGCCGCCGTCCACCTGCCGCAGTCGGGTTCGGTGCTGGCGGACGAGGTGTACGGTGTCCGCGAGTTCGGCACCGAGAGCACGCTGAGGCAGGTGCAGTCGCTGGTGCGCGAGAAGCTCGTCGTCATGCGCGAGAAGATGGACCTGACGCTCGAACACATGCGTGTCGGCGCGCTCAAGGGCACGGTGCTCGACGCCGACGGTTCGACGGTTCTGTGGAACCTGTACGACATCTTCGGGATGACGCAGGTCACGCACTACTTCGACATCGCCACGGCCAACTCGGCCAGCGACGTGAAGCAGAAGTGCATCCTGCTCAAGCGTGCGATCCGCGAGAAGCTGGGTGGTCGTGCCTTCCGGCGTGTCCGCGTGAAGTGCTCCGAAGGCTTCATGGACAAGTTCATCGGCCACGACAAGATGAAGGCGGCCTACGAACTGTGGCAGGCCGGCGCCTTCAACCGCCAGGACCAGACCGAGGGCGACTTCGAGTTCGCGGGGGTGGTCTTCCAGGTCTACTCGGGCGGCACCTCGGCCGGTGACTTCATCGCCGACGGCGAGGCGTATGCCTACCCCGAGGGTGTGCCGCGCATGTTCCAGACGGCCTTCGCCCCGGCGGACTACATGGAGACCGTCAACACGATGGGCATCCCGTACTACGCCAAGCAGGAGCGCATGAAGTTCGATCGTGGTGTGGAACTGGAGAGCCAGTCGAACCCGATCATGCTCAACACGCTGCCCGAGGCCGTTATCAAGTGCGTGGTGGCCGCAAGCTGACCTGACGGTCTTCGCGCGAGGGGCGCCCTTCCCGAAACGGGGATGGCGCCCTTTCTCATTCATAGGGGATACCGAATATGGACTCGAACTTCCACAACGCGCTGGCCACCTACGGTGCCGGACTCATCACGCATATCGGCCTGGTCAACGGTTCCGGCGTCGAGATTTCGGGCGGGTCGTATGCCCGCAAGGCCGTCACCTGGACCGGTGCGGCCAACGTCAAGTCCCCCAATGCGGATCTGGTGTTCGACATCCCGGCTGGCGCCACGGTGGCCGGCTGGCGGGGATTCACTGCGCTGACGGCAGGCACCAACTACGGTGGTGCGGCGCTCACCTCGG